TGTAACACTTGGTTTAAAAATACTACCCATTGACTATATATGTTCCTCCAATAACTTCAAATCCTAATTTAGTAAAAGCGTTGTGTTTTCGACCAACGTCTTTACCTTGAAAAATTTCACATATCGCAGTAACTTTTTTAGTTAATGCGTATTCTTTAAAGACTAACATCATAGCTCTAAAGACATGAAAATTACGATACTTAGGATGTACGTGTAACCAAAGAGTTCTCATAAACTTTTTGTCACTATACCAAGTTTCGTCTATTGTGGCAGCGAGTGTGCCAACAATAACATTTTCATATTCTACTACTATAACAAAACTATTCTTAATGTAAAATACTATATTTTCAAGAGCTTTTTTATTATTAGTATTTCCAAAGTTAAAAGGTGCTTCTTTTAACCAAGTTTTCAATAATTCTCTTATTTTAACAGCCTCATCAATACGAGCCTGCCTAATTCTATATTTATCTTTTTCCATCTGGTCTTACGTTGATTCTTAATGTACCAAATCGCCAATTACTACCTAATTCTGAATTTTCTATTTTTATAGAAGCTTGTCTTCCTCTTATTCTTGAATTATAAAAAGATGTGGTATTAGAAACTGTAATAGCTTCACCAGTAGTTTTTGTATCATTTGGATAATCTCTTGCTTTTAAAGTAATTACAGCGTTACCTGTTTGATTCTTAAAATCTGGTATTACTTTATTAATAAAACTAAATGTTTCGCCATCAGCTATATCACCATCACCTGATTCAATAAAAGCTGATAAAGCAGAACCATCAGCATCTACGCCTGATTCATGCCTATAAATTAAACTTCGTCCTGCTGTTAAACCATTTATTTGAACATATGTATTTGCTGTAGAATTTTCAAAATACTCAGTAGCTAGTGGATTTAACTCAACTCCATTATCTTGATATGTACTTCTTGCTAAACTTCCAAAATACCAACTATTTTCTAAATAATTATAAATAACATATTTATCTATTTGATCAGAGGCACTTGAACAATAATACCAAACTATTTCAGAAAAGTCAGAAGTTTGACCTGCATATACTTGTGAATATTGAGTTTTATTAATATCGTCAAACACATGATTTAAAACAGGGCAAGGTATTTCTTGTACAGCACCAGCAAATCGAAAGAATTGACCATCAGACATCCAGTATGCAACGTCATCTACAACTATTGCACTATTCAAACCAACAGCGCCACAATCGTTACCAAGTTGTCTAAAACCAAAAATAAAAGGCGGACCGATAAAAGACATTGATTGTAATGTTGTATCTGTCCATATCAAAATAGTTCCTTTTGCAGGTTTAGCACATCTTATTTCGCTTCCACCTGCAATTCTTTGAGAACCAGCAGAATTAGTTACATTCGGTGTAAATTGATCAAAATCTTCTTGATCACTAAATCGAATAAACATTTTATCTTGTGTACTTACATCACCAATAGTAGTTTCTGTTCCCATACAAATAAAATGTCTTGTCTCTGTTGAAATTACAGATAACGAACTTGCTGTAGGTGCATTAGCAATTAAAGTTGCTGGATTTGCAGTAAGACCACCTGATGTGTCCCAAAGATAACTTTCTCCATCACGTTTAGTAATAAGTAAATCTTCTCCCCAATTATTAATAGACCACTGTCTCATATCTAAAGTAACATTAGATGTAGAACGAGGTGTAGACCAAGTGCTTAAATTCCATGTACCTGTACCATAACCAAAACCAAATGTTTGTTTATCTGGACCAGGTGATATTTGATATTCTATATCTGCATTAGCTATATTTGTATTACTTGTTGTGGCTGTATCATTAGATGTAATTATATAAGCATCTGCATTAGTAATTGATTGTATTTCGTATTGTGCGTCAATACTTGTATTAGCAATTCCACCTACACTTGTTAAACTACAATTAGATATAGTTATAAAATCACCAGCAGCAGCTCCATGAGAACTATGATTTACTGTAATATTAGCACTTGTAGCAGTAGTATCAAATACATTAGCTAAAGAATTAGATTGACGAATAGGAGTAATATCAGCGTTGTCTCCAGAACGATAAACATAAACTTTTTTATCTGTTCCTAGAGCTTCATATCTTTTACCAGAATTATCTATCCATGCTTCTAGTGCTCTACCAACTCCTACATAATAATCTTGACTAAATTTATCCCAACCACCTATCTTTTGAGGTAAACCTTTTCTAAATCTTACTTTATCACAGTTTATCCATCTACCTTCTGCACCTGTTTCTGTGTTTTCGGTATCTAATCCTGGTTGAAAATTTAATTGTGTTAATGGCATAATTCATGAGTATACATCAAAAACACACAAATTAAATACTATTTTTTAGGTATTCTAATGGTCCATTCTAAACATTTAATTAATTCGTCTAAATATACAATTCTTAACTTAGTCAATTTAAGATATTTATGCAATTCTTCTATGTCAATTAAAATCCATTCTTTTTTTAATTGAAAAACCATTTTATCAGCTTTATTTTGAGTATTACTTTTTTGAGCCCATTCTCCTGAAGAAAGCTGAAACATATCTCTTACATCAAATTTATAAAAAGAATTTTGTCCTTTTATTATACCAGCAATGTTCCAAAAAGTTTTTTCTTTTGGGTATTCTATGGATGTAAGATATTTAGAAAACCTATCTAATATCATTTTAAATGTAAATAAGAATCAGTACGACCAATATGTCCAGTTGGAACAAAATTAAACGCCATAGAATAACGCAAAATGTTAGAATTATTTTTTAATATTTTATGGTAACATTCACTCGGAAAGAAAATAATCATTCCATCTTTTGGTTCAAATATCCACGATCTTGAATTATAAACATTATATTCCGTAGGTTCTACTAAAAACCTTGTTGGAGAATAATCTTGAAATTCAATATAACCTGAATTTACATCTGTTTGTAAATATAAAACTCCACTTATCATACAATTAGAATGACAATGATAAAAACAATCTTCATTTGGTTTAGTTTTTGTAAACCAAGAAGTAGATAATCTAAATTTATTTTCATATTTAAGAAATTCTTTATTGTAAGAATTAAATTCTTCCATAATCTTATTTTTTAAAAATTTAAATTTTTTCTTTTCAAGAACTTGTTTTGAAATAGTGCTTGATGATGATTTTTTATTGTTTGGTTCGACTTCTACAAAATCTTCATTTATTAAAGATATTATTTTTTTACAATCAATATCTAATATATTTGAATAAAAAACTTTTGAAAATAAAGTTTGAACTACGCCTTTATTCATTTAAGAACTTTTCCAGTATAAATATTATCTAAACTTAACAAACTTCTAAATTGTTTAGGTAAACCTAACATTTCTCTACCGTCAAATAATAAATTTTGATTTTTTTCATCTGCATAATGTAAAAAAACCTGCACACAATATTTTCCTTCAAAAGGCTCTCTCCAATGTTCTAGTTCCATACCTTTGTACATAGCTATGTCACCCGCTTTTAAAATAACTTTCTTTTCTTTTTGGTTATTATCTTTAAAATAAATAGGCCAAAGATCACCACCTAAATTTAAAGTCATTGAATATTCGCAGGAAGGCCTGTCTATGTGTTTTTTTAATTCATCTCCTTTTTTATAAATTCTCATATAAGAATAAGTAGGCAATAATTTTTTACCTACATTTTTTTCTATGAAAGGAAGTAAATTAATTAATAAAACTTCACTAATTAAATCTGCATAACAAGAATATGTATTAGGGGCTTGTGGATCAAGCCATTTTCCCCAAGTAGAATCATAAAAAGGTAAATAGTTATTTTTTTGTAATTTATCTGCCACTTGTTGTTTCATAAAATAATAATCAGTTAAAAAAGAAGTTACATCTTTACCAATTACATTTTTACATATTTTATATTTAAAATTTTTTCTTTTCATAATTAAAAATAATTAAAATTAATATTCATTCTTATTTTTTGATCTGTACAATAAGTTGAAGCGTGATATTTATTTGAATCAAATATTATTAATCTATTTTCCACGCTTTCAACTTTTTCTCCTGTTTTAAAAACAGTAGGACCATTGTTTTTATTTAAATAAAAAATAGCATTCATATGTTTATATTCAAAATCTTTATGAAAAGGACTTTGTAATTTCTTACCTATATTAGGATATAAATTTCCTTTTATTCTTACAACTGCATTTGGTTTTAAAATTTCAAGTATAGGCTGTAATAAATTAAAATACTCACTATTTTTACCATGATCTTGATAAAATAAATGTATAAAATAAAAACTATTACTTTTTTCTTTTTCATTTGTAACTGTAGAAGAATAAAACCAAGGAAAATGTAAACTCATCATTACAAATTTTAAATCATTAAATTTTTCTTTATCTATTGCATTGTCAATTATTTTAAACATATTGTATATTCCAATGTATAAATCTAAATGGTTCAACGCCATTGTCTACAGAAAATTCGTGAGCTAAATATCCTGGAAAAATAATCATATCTCCTGGTTTGACTTTATAATGAATTATTTCTGTTGCTGAACTTATTTGTTCGTTGTTTTTAACAGGTAATTTAGTCATTACTGCACCAGGTCTAGGATCATAAAATCTTGGAAATGAAGTAAGCTCTGAGCATTTTAAAAA